GTGCAGATAAACCATTTAAAGATTTAACTACTGACATACTTCGTAATTTTAAATTTTATTGTAAAGATAAATTAAAATACAAAGCAGCTACAATTAATAGAAAGTTAGCGTCAGTATCTAAATTAATAACATATTCACGTGGTATGGGCGGGTTTACTTTTAAATGGGGTATACCTATGGTTGAATACGAAACTGAGAATAATCAACGTAAATTCATATTTACTGATACAATAGAAAAAGAACTATTGCAAACAAGCACGAATTGTGGTTATAATGAACTTAATGATTTGTGGATTTGTTTAATAGAAACTGGTTGTCGTGTTTCTGAGTTATTAAACTTAACGTGGGCTAACATTGAAAATGAATTTCTTTGTTTAAAAGATACTAAGAACGGGGACACTAGGTTTGTTCCTATATTTGACAAAATTAAAAACATTTTTAAAAAAAGAAAACAATTAAATTTAGTTAGTCCGTTTCCTTACAAACTACACGTGGTAGAAAATAGTTGGTCAATGATACGTAAGAAGATGAATATGCAAAATGAAAAAGATTTTGTTATACACTCATTTAGGCACACTTACATCACTAGACTACTTAAACGTAGGATAGGTATAGAAGTTGTGCAAAAGGTTGTTGGACACCGAGATATACGAATGACTCAAAGGTATAATCACCCAACAAAAGATGATTTAAGAGAAGCACTAAAGGTACAGATGTGATTGGAAACTTTTTAATAATTTGGTTAGTAAGTGGAGAGCCATTGTATTTTAAACAGCAAAACAATGGTTGCCACGATACTTTTGAAAGATTAACCCACACTAAAACTATTACAAATAGTAAAGGTAAAAAACAAATTGCAACCTTTTATATGGGTAGTGAAGTTTTAGTTTACAGATGTTTTGATTATGATACCGCACGACTTGAAGATTAAACAAGAACTCCTAGAAGGAGAAATGATTAGTGGTGGAAAAGAACGCTACTATAAAACTTTAGAAAAAAATATAAAAAAAGGTAGGTTGAGTGTTACACCACCTTTTATTTATATCCAAAAGTTTTTATTAACCCCTTTAGCTGACCGCATTGAAAAATTTGTAAAAGATAGCTATGCGTCCGATAAAGCTGGGGTACGTAAGACATCTGCCGAACCTTTACGAGATTTAAATGACAGTAAAAACGTAGCTTTAACTACACTAAAGTCAGTCATAGATAGTATAGCACTAAATAAAAACCTTTTACAAACTTCTATTAACGTAGGTACAAACGTAGAGTTTGAATACAAGGTTAAAATATTTAAAAAAGAAATGCCTAATATACATTATAAAATTGCTGCTGATTTAAGTAAAAGAACTAAAAATTCTAAGCACAAAAGAAAAGTATTTAGTCACACATTAGACAAGTACAAGGTAAAAGTTGAAGACTGGGATATATCTAAAAAAGTGTTAGTAGGTCAACAACTCATTGATTTACTTATAGAGAGTACGGGTTTGTGTGAGGTAGTATCCATCAACGTAGCCCGTAATAAAACAGTTAACTACCTACAGTTTAAAAAAGAAATAAAAGATAAAGTAGATCAAAAGAACTTTGAGTGTAGTGTATTAACGCCTTACTACAAACCTATGATTTCAAAACCTAGAGAATGGCGTAATAGTCCTTTTAATGGTGGCTACTACAATGAATATTTGGCTAAACAACCTTTAATAAAAACAAATGATTTTAGTTATTTAGAAGAACTGCAAAAAGAAGGTCATAAAGATTTTTATGATGCCGTAAATCATTTACAAAATGTTCCGTTTCAAATTGATAAAGATATGTTTGAAGTTATGGAATTTATTTGGGATAGAGATTTAGGTATAGGTCATTTTCCGACACGTGAAAGTTTATTAGATGAAAACAATAGACCAAAAAATATTGTAAGAAGTGAACTAGTTGACACCGACAAGGAAGCACTAATTAAATACAAACGAGATTGCACTAATGAATACAAAAATGAAATAGCTAGGATTTCAAAAGTTCTTTCCACGTCAATAGCAATATCAATTATAAAAGAATATTTAAATGAAGATACGTTTTATCTTGTTTTATTTATGGATAGGAGAGGTAGGATTTATACTGTAGGTAATTATTTAAGTTACCAATCAGATCAAAAAATTAGAAGTGTTATATGTTTTAAGAACGGAGAAAAATTAGGAGATAGAGGTAAGTATTGGTTATTTGTCCACGCTGCTAACACATTTGGTAATGATAAAATATCGTTTGATGAGCGGGTTAAGTTTACGGAAGACAATTTTGAGCTTATGCTTTCTTACGCTGAGAACCCGTTTGAGAACAGGGGTTGGGGTGAAGCAGATAAACCTATGGAGTTTTTACAAACTTGTTTTCATTTAAAACAGTACAAAAAGTACGGGTTAGATTATGTTTGTAGGCTTCCTGTTTCTATGGACGCTACCTGTAGTGGATTACAAATTCTTAGTATATTAGCTAGAGATTACGAAACAGCTTGGAAAGTTAATGTTACTCCGTCAGATAAACCACAGGATATTTATACTATTGTTGCTGATAGTGTTATTAAAGAAGTCAAAGAATTAGCTGGTCAAGGTTCTTATGAGGCTAACCGCTGGTTGCAATTTGGCATCACTAGAAGTATCGTAAAGCGAAATATTATGACGTATGTATACGGGTTAAAACAATTTGGAGCTCGTGAGCAGGTGTTTGATGAATACAAAAAACAATTAGATTTAGGTAAACCTAAAGTTTTAAAAGATGATGGTTTTCAAGACTGTAAATGGTTAGCTAATATAAACTGGAGACACATACAACAACAAGTACCTAAAGCATCTGAATTAATGGTTTGGTTTCAAAAAGTAGCTAAATTATTTTCACAAGCTAATTTATGTATGAAGTGGACTACTCCCATGGGATTTAAAGTTACACAAGATTATAGGTATTTACAAAAATTTAAAGTTAAAACTGCTATATCTGGTTCACTAGTTTATACAACTTTACGTAGACAATTATATAAATTTGATGTGAGGAAAATGCAAAGTAGCATAGCACCTAATATTACACATAGTCTTGACGGTGCTTTAGCACAAGCAGTAGCTTTACGTTGTAAACATAGCCCAGAACCTATACCAAACTTATTAATGGTTCACGATAGTTTTGCTACTACTCCTAATAAAGTTGATTTATTACATAAATTCATTAGGCAATCTGTAGTTGATTTATTTACAGAAGATTATTTAGTTAAGTTGTATGAAGACTTTGCTAAACAATTACCTAATAAACAAAAAGCATTACTAGAACCACCACCTGAAAAAGGAACTTTAGATATTACTAAAGTGTTAGAGAGTAAATACTTTTTCATGTAGTAAGTAATAGGTCAAAAAGAGTACGACCTAAGATGTACTCTTGGAAGTACAAGTTAAATCTTGGAAACCAATACACTAACAACAAACAAAAACTTATGGAAAAAATAAAACTAACAACTTATACAACTCCTGCGGGTACGGCATTTTATCCGTATTTGTTTACACCAGATACTAAATTTGATGATAATGGAGTTTATAATATTAAATTAAGGTTAACTGAAAAAGAAGCTAAACCTATAATTGATTTAATCAATAAAGAAATAACTTCTGAGTTAGCTAAAAATAAATCAACAAAGAAATCTGAATTTCTACCATACAAAAAAGTAGATGGTGGTATTGAGTTTCATTTTAAACAAAAAGCTAAAGGTAAAACTAAAGCTGGGGTTGATTACGAAAAAAAAGTAAAAGTATTTGACTCTAAAAGTAAAATGATTACTACACCTTTGATTGTTTATTCTGGTAGTACAGTAAAAGTTGCTTATCAAATAAGACCTTACTTTACTAACATACTTGGTTGTGGTGCTACGTTAGTATTACAAGCTGTTCAATTATTAAATTTAGTTGAGAGTAATCAAGCTAAAGATAACTTTGGTTTTAATCAAGAAGACGGTTTTGAATACGTTGAAACCAACCAAACAGTAGCACTTAAAAATGGTTCGGTTCAAGAAGAAAAATTCGACTTCTAATTATAGAAGTGGTCTAGAAGATACTGTTATTGAAGATTTACAGAAACGTAATATAAATTTTCAATACGAAAAAAAAGTAGTTTTATATTTAAAGCCTTCTACAAAGCATAAATATAAACCTGATATAATGTTAGATAATGGGATTTTGATAGAGATAAAAGGTTATTTTACTGCGGCTGACAGGAAGAAACATCTTTTAGTGAAAGAGCAAAATCCCGAGTTAGATATAAGATTTGTTTTTGGTAATTCTAAAAATAGAATACATAAAAAATCTAAAACAACTTATGCTGACTGGTGTAATAAAAACAATATTAAATACGCTGATAAATTTGTCCCAGCTGAATGGATAAAACAATGAAAAACAAGGAGTTAAATTTATGGGAGAACACAATACTGAAAGCGAGTTTGTTAGGCATATACCGTGCACTAATCCAATTTGTATGTCTAGCGATGCTAATTCTTTATATAGCGATGGGCACACTTTTTGTTTTAGCTGCAATACTTATGTTGGTAGTTCAGGTGTTATTGAGTCCAATAATCCAACAACTAAACAAAGTGCTGATTTGGTTTTTGGTAATTTTATTCCGTTACTTAAACGTAATATCACGTTGGAGAGTTGTCAGAAGTGGAACTACCAAGTCGGTAAACTTAATAACGAAATAGTACATATAGCTAATTACTACGATAAAAATAAAAACGTAGTATTTCAAAAATTAAGATTTAAAAATAAAGTTTTTAAAACAACTGGTAATATAAACAATGCTTTACTTTACGGTCAGCAACTTTGGAGACAAGGTGGTAAGAAAATTTGTATATGTGAAGGAGAGATTGATTCAATATCTTTATCACAATTATTTAATCACAAGTACCCAGTTGTGGGAATACCTAATGGTGTTAATGGTGCAGTTAAAGCATTAAAGAAACAACTTGAATGGTTAGAAAGTTTTGAAGAAATAATTTTATTCTTTGACCAAGATACTCACGGTCAAGATGCTGCAAAAGAATGTGCAGAATTATTTACAGTAGGTAAATGTAAAATAGCTACGTTTGAATTAAAAGACGTAAACGATATGCTTGTCGCTAATCGTGGTGAAGAAGTTATTAAAGCCATGTGGGAAGCAAAAGAATATAGACCAGACGGAATTGTTTATGGAACTGATTTATGGGATTTAATTAAAGAACCTGTGCCAGTAGCAATTGCACAATATCCATTTTCTGGTTTAAATAAAAAATTATATGGTTTAAGAAAAAGAGAAATAGTTACTGTGTGTGCTGGTACTGGGGTAGGTAAAACTTTATTTACTAAAGAACTTATGTACTCACTAATAAAACAAAACCATAAGATTGGTATTATATCTCTTGAAGAAAGTTTACAAAGAACTTGTCACGGTATTTTAGGTATTAGTTTAAATAAACGTGTTCATATAAAAGGAGTTAGTAACATACCAGTTAATGAACTTGAAGAAGCGTATAAAGATACACTAGGTAGTGGTAAAGTATTTTTATATCATAACTTTGGTAGTACAGAACAAGATAATATATTTACAAGAATTAAATTTTTTGCAAAAGGTTTAGATTGTTCTTTTGTAATATTAGATCACGTTTCTATTTTAATATCTGGTCTTGATATTGTAGACGAAAGAAAAGCGTTAGATGTTTTGTTTACTAAGTTAAGAACTTTAACTGAAGAATTAAATATAAGTTTAATTTGTGTTGCTCATTTAAAAAGATTAGACGGAAACCAAGATCATACTGATGGTGTTGCTGTTTCGTTATCTCACATACGTGGGAGTGCGAGTATAGCACAACTTTCAGATGCAGTAGTTTCATTGGAAAGAAATTCTAACAAGAATGAAAACAAAACAATTATTCGTGTGTTAAAAAACAGATTTTCAGGAGATACTGGGATAGCATCTGCCGTTAACTACGATACAACAACTGGAAGATTATTAGAGGAAAATGACCAAAACTTTATTTTTTGATATAGAAACAAACGGGCTTGACCCATCACTAATACATTGTTTAGTGATAGTGGACGAGAACGATAAGGAATTTATTTTTACAGGAAATGACATTCTGAAAGGAACAAAACTTCTCACCGACAACTTGATAGTTGGACATAATTGTATTGGGTATGACCTCCCCGTCCTCAATAAATTATTAAATTATTCTCATAAAAGAGAATTAGTCCACGATACGCTTTGTCTTAGTCGCCTTATCTACCCTGACATCGCAAATAGCGTTGATGTCAAGCTGTTGGTGAGAGGTACAATATCTAAAAACTCAGTTGGTAAACATAGTTTAAAAAGCTGGGGAGAAAGATTACAATTTAAAAAATTTGATTACCAACAAAATAATCCAGATGCTTTTGAAAAATTTGACGAAAAGATGTTGGAGTATTGTATCCAAGACGTAAAGATTACTAAAAAATTATATGAAAAATTTATGTCTAAAGGATTTAGTAAAGAAAGTATTGAACTAGAGCATAAGATAGCTTTCATAACTAAAGAACAAGAACTACGTGGTTTTTATTTTGACGAAAAAAAAGCACAGTCCTTACAAGCTAAATTATTAGCAAAGTATAATGAATTAAAATTAAAATTAGAAAAAACTTTTATAGATTGGGAAGAAGATTTAGGAGAGTTTATACCTAAAGTTAATAGTAAAAAGTTTGGTTATAAAAAAGGAGTACCAGTTAAGAAAACTAAATTAGTAAAATTTAACCCATCTTCAAGACAACATATTGCTAACAGATTAATAACTTTACACGGTTGGAAACCAAAGGAGTTTACTCCTACTGGTACACCAATGATTGATGAAGACATATTGTCTAACTTACCTTACCCAGAAGCTAAATTATTAAATGAATATTTATTAATAGAAAAAAGATTAGGAATGTTGTCTGAAGGTGCTAACGGATATTTAAAAGTAGTTAAGAAAGGTAAGATACACACTTCTTACATAACCAATGTGGTTACTGGTCGTATGAGCTCTAGGTATCCTAATTTACAAAATATACCAAACACTCATAGTTTATATGGTAAAGAATTTAGAGAACTATTTATACCTAAACCAAACTATGTAATGGTTGGGGTAGATGCTAAATCATTAGAAGCAGTTTGTTTTGCTCATTACATTTATAATTATAAAGGTGGTAAAGAGTATGCTGATTTAATTCTTAATGGAGATTTTCACACTTATAATATGAAAGCTGCTGGTTTGCAATCTAGAGAATTAAGTAAGACAATGTTCTATGCTTTATTGTATGGAAGTTCATTTAAAAGATTATCTGAAATACTTGGTTGTCCTATAGCTGAGGCTAAGAATATATTAGATAGATTTTATAGACAACTACCTTTTTTAAAACAAATTAAAATAGACATCATAGAGAAAATAGAAGCATACGGAGTTTTAAAAGCATTAGATCAAAGGATATTAACTGTGAGAAGTAATCACGCAACATTAAATACTTTAATACAATCTTGTGGTGCAATTATAATGAAAAAAGCATTAACAATATTGTGGGATAATTTAAAAAATAAAGATGCTTGGGTAGTAGCAACTATTCACGATGAATTTCAAATAGAAGCAAAAAAAGAAGAAGCAGAATTTGTAGGTCAACTAGCGGTAGATAGTATAAAAAAAGCGGGAGAATACTTTAAACTTAGAGTTCCAATTAGTGCCAGTTTCCGTGTGGGAAACAACTGGTCGGAGACTCATTAACAACGAAAGAAAACAATGCAAGTAATATTAGTATTAACCGATGTAGGAGACGATAAAATTGCTTATTCTCTTTTTGAAGCGAAGGCAGAAGGAGAAACGGCTTACCAAGTATCAGTAAGTCCATCTGTTCAAATAGGAGCTATCTTGGGTTCTTTTTTAAAAACAATAGAAACTTACACAGAAGATTTTGCTAAAATAGCAATATCAGAAGAAGTTAAATCTAAATACCCAGAATCAGATTGGAGAACTAAATTTTTAAAATCAGATGGTTCAGTAATACAATTAGATTTATCTAAACTTAAACCAAAAGGAACTTCTTAATATGAGTACATTAATAGTAGATGCAGATATAGTTGCATATAAATTATCAACTGTATCAGAAAAACCAATACGTTGGGATAATGATGTGTGGACTTTACACTCAGATGAAACTGAATGTATAGTTATGATTAAAGATTATTTTGATAATTTAAAAGAACAAACTG